CTAAAATTATTTCTGTTATGAAATTAGATAACCCAAACAAAGACGTCTTTTACAAAATTAATGGAGGTGTAAATGGTGAAGCAATTTATGTAACTGGAGAACATTTTATACATGACAATATAAAGAATAAGTTTGTCAAGGTAAAGAATTATCCAAATGCTGTTATAACGGATATCAATCCACAATGGTTATCATGTTTAATAACATCAAAACAGAGAATACCAATCGGAGAACATATTTTCTGGGATTGGGAAGATGATGAACTAACAAAATAATTAAGACAATATCCGAGTATTATTATCCATTTATATATATAGTATAAATGGATAATGAAAATAATGTTAATGGAAATATAAATAATTTAAATAAAGCGGCTAGTTACATAAATAGCATATATGACAAACAATCATATACAGACTTATATGGCTCATCAATATTAATTGTAATTATTTCAACAATTGTTGTTTTAATTGCTGTATCATTCTCTTTAATGCAGCAGAATAAGGTGGAAATTGCGGCTGATTGGACAAACCAACGATGTAATCCCAAGTATATTCCATTTGCCGGATATATTGTAACTCCTGAGGGAAAAACTCCAGCACAATACACGAGTGAAAACTTTCAATATTGTTTACAAAATAAAATGGTCAATATGACATCTACAATCACTCAACCACAAGTATTTTTATTAAATTCAATAAATGAAGCATTTACAGCTATTGGTACAGCAATTAATAACTTAAGAGGGGCATTATCTGTAATGAGAGATAATATAACTAATTTTGTGAAAGAAGTAATGGGACGAATAATGAATATTATTGCTCCACTACTTAAAATATTAATAGCTATGATGGATTCATTACATAAGACCGAAGGCATTATGGCTGCTAGTTTATATACTGCTTTAGGCTCATATTATGCAATAAAATCATTTATTGGCGCATTTTTTGAAATAATGATTACCATATTAGGAATACTTATAGGTGTACTTATAGCCTTATCATTTGTTCCGTTAATGTGGCCTGTCTTACTTGGATTAATGGTACCTGTATTGGGATTATCAGCATTTATGTCTTTTGTTATTGCTATATGGTCTATAACATTTCATTTGAACCCTATAAAAGTACCCAAGCTAAAATTATGTTTTGATAAGAATACCCTATTTACAATGTATAGCGGTGAAACAAAGAAAATATCTGAAATCAAACCAGGTGATATATTAGATGATAGCACTCGAATAACCGCAACAATGAAATTAGATTTATCCAATAATAAAATGTATTCATTGAATGGTGTTATTGTTAGCGAATATCATCAGGTAAAATATAAAAATCAATGGATTTTTGTAAAAGACCACCCGGAATCAATTGAAATATACGGATATAAAGAACCATTTATTTATTGTTTGAATACTAGTTCAAAAGAAATTTTATTAAATGGATTATATTTCTTGGATTGGGACGAACTATACGACAATAGTTTACAAAAAGTTTTAAACTTTATTGGACAAAATAAATGTAATAGTTATTTAGATATTCATCGCCATTTAGATATAGGTTTTACATCCGATTTTGTAGTAGAATTACTCGGTTGTAACAAATATATAACAGATATAAAAATTGGAGACATATTAAAAACTGGTGGAAAGGTTTATGGGATAGTTGAAATTGACGGAAGTGATTTAATCGGAGCTTTAGGCAAAAACAACCAACAATCAAAATTGTATCATTTATTAAGCAGTAATCAGATTTTTAGTTCAAATGGACAAATAATCAATGATTACAATAATATTATTAATTTTATTTTATAATCATTTTATCTAATTTATATATAAATGCGTAAAAATGTATATATATTGGTTGTTATATTGATTTCAGTAGTGTTTGTATATTTATATAGTAAACCATTGTTTGAAGGGTTTCAAGAGAATTATGAAAATTGCTCAGATATAAAAAATTGTGGCACATGTTCAACAACGGTAACTGGTACTGACGGAAAATGTGCTTGGTGTAAAAAGAAAAATTCATGTGTTACTACTAGTCTTCCTCTTAAAAGTGATTTAAATTATGTACAAAAAATGATTGATTATAGATACTTTATAAATCCAAATAATCAAAATGTATGCGACTGCGGTTATAATAGAGGAACATGTGGTACAATTTGTGATAACCCTGATACTCCAGATGACCCAGATGACCCAGATGACCCCGATGACCCTGATGACCCAGATGACCCTGATGACCCTCCTGCTGCTGCTTGCTCTAAATATACATTAGTACAAAGTCCAATATATGTAAAAACTAACCCAGAATAACCTAAATAATCAGAATATTAAGAAGAAGTAAAATATTTACAAAATAAAAATAATCTAACAAATATGTATAACATGGATATTTCTATTGGTTCATACAAATGTAGATTGGAGATTGTTTTAATCATTATATTCCTCCTTATAGTTTTATTTGGACATACATTATGTGCTTGTAGCACAGGTAACTTAATGGAGGGTTTTAGTCATAAAAAGGAAGGTATGAATGGTCAAAAAAAAGAGGGTATGAATGGTCAAAAAAAAGAGGGTATGACTAGTCAAAAAAAGGAGGGATATTCTAAAAAGGAGGGTTTATCTTCTAAAAAAGAAGGTTATGGTCCTAAAAAGTCTGCTTTTAGCATAATGGAGGGCATGCTTATGCCAAAAGCCAAGCCCAAAGAAGGTTTTTCTAATTATAAGACTAATGCTGGTCCCCAATTTGCTGAAAATGGTGCGCCCGATTACTACATCGACCCAAGCAAATGGGGTCAACCATCTTTAGTTTATACTGCCGGAACTACTCCCGACGCTGGAGTCCAATCCATTTGGGATAGAGGCAAGAATCAAAAACCATTGAATGAAGGCGAAATGGATTTTTTTGCCAATACCCAATTTAAACCAGAGTGTTGCCCCAATACATACTCTAACAGTTTAGGATGTGCGTGTATTTCGACGCAACAATATAATACTCTGATATCCCGTGGTGGCAACAATGTACCCTATTCCGAATATTAAATATTATTTTTATAACAAAGTTAATTAAGTTAAAATATTTTAACTTAACTAACACAATACAATTAAAATCTTACTCAGTCTTTCTAGAGACGTAGCAAAATTTACAATAATAGACTGTCATCATATCACATTCGACTCCTGTCTCAACTCGGTCTTCAATGTATTCATGATTTTCACAAACATTTTCTCTCTCTTCCAAAATGTTATTAATAAGCGGTTCCAAAATATTTATAACTTCATCTATAGATGTTAAATCAAACACTTCCGCAAAATCCTTATAACTAGTTCGCTTTTCAACAAAATAATTGTTATCCATTTCAAGATGAATATCCTTATCTATTGCCTCCTTTAATTTTCTTACTTGCTTTAATGTATTCAAAAATATACTTGCTGTTGTTTTCATTTTATAAAGTATTTCTTTTTCTACTGACATATTACAAGTACAAATTTATATTATACTTGTAATAAATGTTTATATAGTATTTCTATTTAATTAGTTTTCTTCTACTTTTGTTGACTTTTCTTTGTTTAACGTTTTTAGTTTTACGGGTCTTCCTTTTTCCTAAGCCAAAATCGGATGTAACACTGCGTCCAAGTCGTCTTATTAGACGTGGGTCATTTTGCTGATTAATACTGTTAGGTCCAAAAGTGTTACAAGAATAGTCAAACAAAAACAAATGGTCATCTTCTGTTAGTCCATATTTGTTAGTTAGACCTGAAATAATATCTGCTAAATGAAAATCAAGCCCAATAACATTTTCATCTTTATCCTTTATTTCATCTCTTTTAATTTCATTTATTGATGCTATATCCGTGCCGGGTTTAATACCGCAATTATTATTGTAAATAAATACTCCCCAGTCTTCTCCTGGGATGGTATAGGTTGACGGGTGATCGGTAGAAAACGATTTGTTAGGAAAACGATGACTAATACCAACTTTATCATTACAAATAAAACTATTACGACATACATCAATATCCTTAGGATTTTCAATTCTGTATTTTTCAGTTCTGTTACGCGGTCTCATATCCAATTCATTTAATGCGAAATTCATATATTCCAGGAAATTATAAGACAATAATTGTTCATCTGTTTTTGCTTTCGGATGATAATATTCACTAATGTCTATCATATCATAATCACTGTTGTTTTTAAAATAATTTGCCAATACTACATTATCCATTCCACCATCTTCACCAATTAGTGAAGTGCCTGGACTACAGTTCATATATGTCATTAATTTCGGCACTGAATGAAGTGTTTTCAAACTTACTGATGCGTGTTTATTTGCTTTATACGGTTGGGTTGCTCTGCCAAACCCACCATGACTTAAAAAACTAAGAAATATATATTTTGGTTCTCTTTTTGTTATTGAAGACGACTTTGGATTATGTAGTGTTTTAGGTGGTGAATGTGAAGGCGACTTTGGAGATTTCGGAGGCGAATGTGAAGGCGAATGTGAAGGCGAATGTGAAGGCGAATGTGGTAAAAAAATAGATTGTCTTTCTTTTATTTCAGCAATTTTATTTTTAAAACTCATTTTTATTTGTTATATTAATAATATATTATTTTATAGTTTTTTAAGATGTTTTTGCTCCACTTTTTGAAAAGTGGATTTTAAGCATATATAGAATACAACGCGCTACTCATCGAGTCTTTATTTGTCTTGACTAACTTATCTACAATATCTCTTGTTACTGTAAATGGAAATGCTACCTTTATCGACATATCCTCTTCAAACAAATTAGAGCCTGGACGCATCAGCCGATACAAATTCAACTTGGTATAGATTATCTCCAAACATCTCTTCATATTACGTACTCCGTCCTCTCTCATACAATAATTATCAATGATGTAATGGAGTGTGGCATCCGGAATCACAATATCCTCGACCGAAAACTTAACCTGTTCTCTTATCTTGGGCAACAAATAACTGTTGGAAATATTTGTCTTTTGCTTCTGATTGTAACCAGCTGTCTTAATTCTATACATTCTGTCTTTTAAAATCGGATTGACCTTGCTCTCATCATTGTAGCTGAATATAAAGAGACATTTACTTAAATCAAAATCTATTTCGGCAAAATACTTGTCGTGAAATTGTGTGTTTTGAGTTGTGTCAGTCAAATGCGTCAAGATGCCAGCGATTTCCTCACCCTTAGGAGTCTCACTAATCTTATCAAGCTCGTCAAAATAGATGACTGGATTCATACACTTACTATCAATGAGGATTTGAACAATCTTACCCCACATTGAGCCTTCATAAGTGTAACCATGTCCTTCTAGAAAACTACTGTCAGTAGCGCCTCCAAGCGCAATGAAAGCAAATGGTCGGTTAAGAATCTTACTAATACCTTCCTTTACAAGACTAGTTTTGCCGGTGCCAGGAGGGCCGTGAATCGCAATCGCACTTCCAATTGACTTGGGATTAGTTACAAGTTGCCCGAGCATCTGCATGATTTGCATCTTGGCATCATTGAGCCCGTAAACAGCATTGTCCAATGTCTTTTGGGCTTCAGCCATAAATTCGTGACACTTGTCAACACCATCTTCAATACGAATAGGTAAGTCTTGAGTTTTACCAAATGGAATGCGCATAAAGGTATCAACCCAGTTCTTAATTTTGTAGTATTCGCCGCTACCAGGCTCCATATGTCTTAAAGTGCCAATCTTTTTCATTGCCGCACCCTTGAAATTAACAGGAATATCTGATTCCAACAAAGTCAAACGATAAGGCTTCTCAATCCGAGTAACTTTATTGATTTCACGCAGCTCTTTGATTATTTTCTTTTGACTTTCAATATCCATCTTTTCAAAGAAATCAAAATCATTCATTGTATTCTTGTCTCTTAAGATGCGTCTGAAAATACGGTCATTTCGGTCCTTTTCCTTTTTCAACTTTTTTAGTTCCTTTTTCTTACTGACTATAATCTTTTGATTACACAATTTAATACATTCTGATACAAGACTTGTGTTTTCACCTTTTTCTTGTAATGTTTTCAAAAGAGCTAGTAAGTCAGTTTCTTCTTTTGAATTATTATTCTTTACAGGCTTTTCAGATGTAGTTAACTTGACATTTTCTTCTGTTGTGATTGATTTTACCTTACCACCCTTTTTCTTCTGAATTGGGAGTTCTTCTAATTCACTATCATTTTCTTCTTCATCAGAATCTTCATCCGAACTAATCGGGTCATCTTCATTTTCAGTTGGAGCATCACTGTCATCATCATCATCGTCTTCGTCGTCAAAATATGCCTCATATTCTTCAGACAATTCATCTTCCTTGCTTACCTTATCACCTCCAATTGACAATATAATATTGAAATTTTTTGATTGTTTTTTATTTTTACCCTTCTTTTGGACAACTTCTTCTTCTTCTGCTTCTGAACTTGCTTCTGAACTTGCTTCTAATTCTTCTGATTCAGAAATAGTCTCATAATCATCTTCTAAGTCATCTGATTCAGAAATAGTCTCATAATCGTCTTCTTCTTCTGACTCGGTCTCATAGTCTTTTCGTCTCAAACGTCTTGATTTACCAGTGTTTTTATTATTCTTCTTATTCTTTTTAACAGGTACATAATCAGAATCACTTTCTTCCTCAGATTCATCCTCATCTTCCTCTATTTTTCTAACACTCTTTTTAAAAGCCTTCTTTAGCTTTTCTCCAGCCTTAACTTTTTCATTAATATGTTTAGACGGAAACATCTTTGCTAAAAACTTCCTGTATTCGTGCTGGTCAATCTCATCATCATCTTCTTCAGAATCACTATTATAAATACTATCATTATCCGATGAATCGCTCTCAATTTGTTTTCTACGTCTATCATCAGACTTCTTATTTTTCTTATCTTTTTTATCCTTTAAAGAATTCTTGGTATTCATTTTAATTTGGTCTCTTGGCATTTTTATAAATTGGGTGGGTTATATTACTTTATAAATTCGTTTTATATCTTATTTTTTAAATCAATTTTTTTTACAAAAAAATGTATAAGAAAACAATATAAATATAAAATTATAACACTTTGTTAAATAAAATAAAATAAAATAAAATAAAATTGATTTGAAACAATCTAAATATTATTTATAGTATTATAATAAGAATGTCGCAAAGTTCCAGAAACATGAAAAATATTAATTGTTCCAAGATTATCGGCATCCAGTTTAGTATATTATCACCTGAAGAAATTCGGAAAGGCTCTGTAGCTGAAATTACAAGTCGTGATACATATATAAATAATAAGCCAGTAATTGGTGGACTATTTGACCCTAGGATGGGGGTTTTAGAACCCGGTTTAATCTGCCCTACAGATGGTTTAGATTATATGCAGACCCCAGGTTATTTTGGACATATTGAAATGGCTCGTCCTGTGTTTTATATACAATACTTGCCTACTATTCAGAAAATTCTCCGATGTGTTTGCTTCAAGTGTAGTAAACTGTTAGTGTCCAAGGAAAAATACAAGCAAGCATTGAAAATGTCATCTCAAGCCAGATGGAAATACGTGTTTGAATTAAACAAGGACATTAAGCGTTGTGGAGAAGATACCGAAGATGGATGTGGTTGCCTTCAACCAAAGAAAATTAGAAAGGAAGGTTTTGCTTCCTTGTACGCTGAATGGACAAATACTAGTGAAGAGGGTGACGAAAATATTGTTATTCCTTTGACGCCTGAATTAGTATTAAAGATATTCAAGCGAATTTCTGACGAGGATGTCACCTTCATGGGATTTAGTCCTTTGTGGTCGCGTCCAGATTGGATGATTTGTCAGGTTTTAGCAGTGCCTCCGCCTGCCGTAAGACCGTCTGTGAAGCACGACGCGCAACAACGCTCTGAAGATGATTTGAGTCATATTCTTGTGAATATTATTAAAACAAATAAGACGCTTCAGGATAAGATACAAAATAATGCGCCAGAAAATGTTATCAATGATTGGACGACTGTTTTACAATACCATGTGGCTAGTCAGGTTGATAATAAATTACCTGGGTCAAATCCTGTTGCTCAGCGTTCAGGTCGACCATTCAAGTCAATTAAGGATAGATTGAATGGCAAGGGCGGCAGAATGAGAGGCAATTTGATGGCAAAACGTGTTGATTTCAGCGCACGTTCAGTCATCACTGCGGACCCGAATATTTCAATTCGTGAGCTTGGAATTCCTATGAAAATAGCGAAAAATATTACCAAGCCTGTAAAGGTTAATCGTGTGAATAAGGCGTTCTTAACAAAATTGGTACAAAATGGTCCCGATGTGTGGCCCGGTGCTAAGATTTTGGAGAAGAAGAATGGCGAATCTATTACACTGAAATACCTTGATAGGAAGTCGATTGTCTTGGAAGAGGGCGACACTGTTCATCGTCATATGATGGACGGCGATGCCATCCTATTTAACAGACAACCTACTTTACACAGAATGAGTATGATGTGTCATATTGCGCGCATTATGAAGCGCGGAGATACGTTCAGGATGAACGTTGCTGATACAAAACCATACAATGCCGATGAAATTTTTGTGATGATAAATGGTCACAAAAAGGACTAAACAAGTCAACGTCGGCAACAGGGGGCGTTAAAAGCGTGCTACCCCCTAGTGAATAAAATTGATATATATATGAGGAAATAATATAAAAATAAAACTAATGATATATAATGGAGAGTTCAGAGACTATCAATAAAACTTGTTTAATTTGTAAGTTAATAAAAGAAAAATCTGAATTTGTTATTGGAAGAAATAAATGTAAGAGTTGTCGTAATGAACAAATTAGAAACGATTATGCTAATTTAAAAATTAATGTAAATGAACAAAAATGTAATACTTGTCAAAATATCAAACCAACAATTGAATTTTATAAAGGTAGAAAAATATGTGTTAATTGTGATAATGTAAAAAGACGCAATAAATATGCGACAGATGAAGTATATAAAAAACGTGTTAATAGCGCAACTATTAAATGTAAAAAAAGTAAACCATTAAGTGATTTAGAAAAAATTACTAAGACAGCTCGAAGTAGTATTTGTAGATATTTAACTACAAAAACAAAAAGAACTATGGAATATCTTGGTTGTTCTCGTGAAGAATACATTAAATGGTTAAGCTATAATGATAATAATTATACTTTAGACAATCACGGAAAAATTTGGCATATAGACCACATAATACCTTTATCGCGTTTTGATATTACAAATGAAGACAATAAAATAATTGCGTTTAATTGGAGAAATACAATGGCATTATCAGCACAAGAAAATTTAAAAAAAAACAATAAAATTATTACACAACAAATAACAGAACACTTACAACGACTAAAAACATATCATATAGAAAATAATATAGAATTACCTCAAGAATATATTGAATTATTTGCGAAACACCTTGTTGCGGGAAACCCCTTAGAGCCTTCACTACCACTCTGATGCCGAAAGGTATTAAGAGGAACTCGGTTAATAGCCGAACCCAATGGTAAAAATGTGAAGGATTGGGCAATCCGCCGTGCTACTTCCTAAATCCGCTATGATAGGATATGGAAGGCATTCAGAGACTGACCCGGTGTTGGTGAACAGTGAAGGATTAACCATCCAGAGTTTGCTTAAGATACAGTCCGGCCCCTTGGGAAACCTAGGGGATAAACCGTTTGATGGAGATGAAATGAATTTACACATGCCGCAGGACCCGGAGTCCGAAGCGGAACTAAAGAATTTGGCCGCAGTGCCATACCAGATAATCAGTCCAGGCAACAACGCATCAATTATCGGCATCTATCAGGATTCCATGCTTGGTTGCTACAGATTTACAAGAGAGAACATAAACTTTACACAGAAAGACGCGATGAATTTACTTATGATGTTCAAGCGCGTCAAACCATTTACAAGTGATAAGAAGCGCAACGAAAGAATCTCAAATTTTGAAATAATGTCGCAAATCTTGCCGCCAATGTCCTTGAAAGTGAAGAACAAACAGTTTAACGGAGAGACTGAAAAAGCCGACAGCTCAAATAACATTATTGAAATAATTAACGGCAAATATATCCGCGGCCAAATGGACAAGGGTATCCTAGGCTCCGGTACCAAGGGTCTAATTCACCGCGTCTGTAACGATTACGGCAATATGGCATCAGCCGAATTCGTTGACGACATCCAGAACATTGTCACCGAATACATGAAGCAAAGTGCGTTCAGTGTTGGCATCAGTGATTTGATTACGGACGACAAGACGAACCAGAAAATCATCAGTATTATTTCGGATAAGAAGACCGATGTCAAGAATCTAATTGACCAGGTCCAAATTGGAATATTTGAGAACAACTCAGGAAAGTCCAATGAAGAAGAATTTGAGACCAAAATCAACAACCTTCTTAGTAAAGCGCAGTCAGAGGCAGGCAGAGAAGCCCTCAAGAATTTAGACAAGGAAAACCGTTTTGTAATCATGTTTAATGCTGGGTCCAAGGGTACTGAAATTAACATCCAACAGATGACCGCTTGTCTTGGTCAACAGAATGTGGATGGTAAGCGTATTCCATACGGATTTGAACACAGAACGCTGCCGCATTACACCAAGTATGACGACAGTCCTGTTGCGCGTGGATTCGTAGAGAG